ATGCCATATGCTCACCTCCTCGTCGTTCTTAACCGATAGGTGCGTCTAAGACGCTGCCAAATGGGTTGTAAGAGTCCGCATCCACTTCCGTTGCTGGAATGAATGGTTTAGTCTTAGCGTTGGCAGGGTCGAAAGGCACGGGGTCATCAAGGTCAAAATTGCCAAGAGTTCCGACTGTCCTATTCTTAATCTCTTCAGACGCATACTTGTAATCGATGTTGTAGAGTTGCTTGAACAACGTGACGCGTCTAGCGTCAGTCATTTGGGCTTGCTCTACGCTAGCGTAGTTAAGGTCTTCTTCGTAAAAGTAGTGAATGACATCTAGCATGTCAGAGAGTTCCATCTCTTCAAGTCTTATTCCATTCACTAGTGCTTTACCATTTACGTACGGCCAGAGGTCAACCGCCCAGAGTGTTAAGCCTCTGGCTGCTGATTTGGGCGGTTGCTGTATTCCTCAATAATCCAGCCGATAATTTCACCAAGTGTTTCAACGGAAACAATCTTGTCTGGGTCATCGAGTAGAGCATCGAAACGCTTGTATGTCTCAGCGGACATAACTTTCTCGAAGAAAACTCGGGTAATCTTTGCAGAATCTCCAGCATCTTCCGAGTTTGCTAGTTCAACAAACTGTAGTAGGGTCTTACCCTGCATCCTTGGGTGGCATACGAATTCTTCACCGTGAAGTGCGAACTTTACTGGTTCTTTAGTTTCTGAACCGTCGTCTTTGCCCTTGCCAAAATCTTTGAATCTTGCCATCTTAGTAGTGTCTTTCTTTTGTAGTTGTAATAGAAAAGCGTAGGATTACGCCTACGTCTATTGTACTATGGCTTAAAAATGCCTATTTAGACTCTCTTTAGCCCAGCCAGAACATCTAGATGTTTTGATAGAAATCTGTTAGGTCTAGTTCCAGGGTGCTTGACTATTGGAGTTCGGATTAGCCTACTTCCAGACATAAACACCAACTTAGGAGCCGAACTAGCTTTAATGATGTGAGGTTTTGTACCTCGGTGATGTGCCAGAGCATAAGACAGTGGAGCAATTACAGCCCCTCTCTGACCTTTAGGGCTTCCAGTATGAGTGCTGTAAATACTGTCACGCAGTGCCCCGCTCTTAACGCCGACACTTCCCTTAGCACGAATGACAGTACGATTTAGACGCCTGTCTATGTACTTCCATAGATTATCTTCACCCGCATAAGTAGGGGTGTTTAAGAACAAGTTGAGCTTGTCGTCATAAATCTTAATTCGAGTTCTAGGGGGCATTATGGCACCGCAATAGTTATTGAAAGCCCAACTGTATTGAATCCACCTTCTGGACCAGAAACCTGCAACTGAGCAACAACTCCAAGACCATAGCCAGTCTCGTCCCACATGTCGAACTCACGAACAGTTTCCATCAAAACCCAAGCATCGATTGTAGGCAGTACCGAAGTCTGCTGAATCTTATCTCCTGTAGGTGGACGACCATTCATACCAACAACAGCCACTTCGCGGGAAATCATAATACGAAAGGTAGCACTACGAGGAACGTCGCAACGGTGAGGCTGAGCAACTTCGTCGCCAGGGGTTCCCAGATATAGCTGGTCAAAAGCAATAACAACTTGCTCGCAGTCAAGAGCTGGTTCGCCAATCATCCAGTAACGACGACCGGGCAGTGGAACGTTGTAAGACTGGTAGACAGCCTCAACGCGCTCAAGAACTCCGTCTAGCATGTTCTTAAGCGGAAGTGCGTCTTCAGAAACGCCGCTCAAATCAAAGTAGCCCATTGTCTCTCCTAGTCGTACATCTGAATCTTTAGGTTGCCCGTGGCAAGTTCGCTGACAGTTGGTACGCCAGCGATAGTCTTGGTCGCATATAGCGTCCAAGTTCCAGGGTCAACCATTCCGATTGCTGAAAAAGCTTTGTCATAAGAAACTGAGAACGTAACAATGTTAGTTGCGGTGTTTACAGTTATGTCAGATGTGTCTAGGTCTACAGATTTAGTAGCACCGTAATTGCGAAGAGTAACAACAGGAGTCCAGCCGGCTTCGTCAACCAACGCGGCTAAGTTTGCATTAGTTCCGACAGAAGTCCAAGTGCCAGCTGCACTTCGGATTAGTGTTACGTCAAAGAGAGCATTTGCAGTTAAGTAGAGAGGCTTAGCTGTGTAACGGCGAGCGCGAGGAACGTCAGGCGTAAAGACCTTTGACTTCCTACGAGCGTTGTCTGGGTTGACTGTTTTTAGGAACAAGTCAACTGCGTAAAGACCAGTGCGAAGTTCAGCGATGAACTCCTGGTTATCAAGAATGGTGTAAGAGACACCTTGGCGAGAAACAGATGTAATACGCTGCGGTAGGGCACAGTCGTCATCGCCAGCCCAAAGTTTAGCAAACTCTGTAGCCATAGTAAGTGCAGCCATCTTTCCAGCAACTGGAACAGGGGTGCCATACATGTAAGTGATTTCTGTATTACATGGAGTCCAAGGAGTACCAGCAGCAACGTGGATGGTTGAGTGGTCTACAAGGTAGTACTTAGACGGGTCAATGATAGCTCCAAGTTTGTTACGAATAGCAATAACTTTTGTAACAGGGCGACCACGAAGTCTAATACGAGCATCTGGGGAGAGGCCGTCTGCGGTGAGTTCTGAGTATTCGTCATAGTCACCCGATGGGATGTTGAACACATCTCCACCGAACAGAACTGGAGAGTTTGTTTTGGTTGAAGGGCCCATGCGGTTGTTGCGAAGAACACAAGTGTAACGCTCAGTTACGATAGTCTCACCAGTGTACTTGCGACCGGACATAGCCCAGAGCAAGAAAGAGGCGACCTCGCACGCTTCTTGAGCGTATTCGGTGTTGGCATAGTGACCCAGCTCTTCTGGCTGAATCCACAGGTTATTTGCCATGATTTCCTCTGTCTATCAAACTAAGCGGGCGGTACATCCATTTTACTGGATGCACCGCCCACTGAGTTATTAGCTACTAGTTGGCGCTTGTTGTGCCAGTCTCGTTAGCTGTAATGATGTTGTCGATAGCGTTGTCAGCGTAGTAGTCCTTGTTTCCAGGAACGTTGTACGATGTGTCGTTAGCAGCAGAAGCAAAGTTTGTTTCAGTTGTAGCGACAGGTACCACGCGAACTTCAGTAACAGAATTAAGAACCTGAACACGAGCAGTTGTGTTAGTAACAATTGCAGTGTTGGTTGTAATGGTGTTAAAGGTTGAATTTGATACAGGCGAGGTGTAGGTGATTGAGTTAGCTGTAGCAGATACAACAACTACGTCACCGTCAAACTCGGTACCAATGTTCTGAACACGAATCAAGTCATCAACAGCAAGTGCAGGAGCTGCAGAGAAGCCCATGGTGATGTTGTTAGTCGAAGCTGAGTTGCTTGCAGCAACGTTAGCAATCGTGATTGTGGTCTTGTTCTTAGTACCAGCACCGCTAGCTGAGAATACAACCTGGTTGGTTGAGTTGTCAGACCATGTGTAGAAGCCTGTTAGGCCTGTTGGTGCCCATGAGCTACGTGCGTAAGCGTATGGACGGTCAGACGCAACTGGGAACTCCCAGCGGCCATCGATACCTGAACCGAAACCGGTGTTTCCTAGACCGTAACCTTCGAAGGTGTTGGCTAGCATACCGTTTTCAATTACGCGGTCGCCTGATTGACGCATCTTCACGTACGGGAATACCCAGTGGAAGTAAGGCAGTACCGAAGCACGCTTTCCACCTGATACCGCGTGTGACCATGCTTCGATGGCTACACCGTTACCGGCTGGGTCGTCTCCAACGCCTGGAGCAGCCCAACCGACAGACTTGAAGGCAGGGTTTCCATTGTTTGAGATGTCTTTGCGAAGCAATAGACCACCAGAAATCAAAGCAGAAAGCTCTGGGTCCGGCTCACAGATAGCGAGCTCCATGGTGATACGCTTCAGGGTGTCTGGAGCCTTGTAGGACACGCAAATAACACCGTTTGCACCCTTTTCGGTGATTTCGTCGCCCTCTTCATATTCAGGGGTGAACGAAACACGCATAAAGGCTGACGTGGTGTAGCTGTCCAAAGGACCAGTTAGTAGGTTTCCAGCAGCGTCCAGACGGGTGACACGGATTGACACACCTTGGATGCTTGCTGCATAATCTTGAGTAGCCATTGAGCTATTCTCCTTAGGTTATTAGTTTGGTTTAAGCTGCGGTCAGGTCGACGCGAACAGCTAGGTGTATCGAGGTTCCAAAGTAAACCGCCACCGGGCGGATTGCCTTGAGTCTCATGTCATTCTGGTTTCCTGCGACATCATAGCCTTGAGCCAAGCTGTCGTTTACGACATCAACATTGCCAAGGTAAACCTTGACATTGCCAGTTGCATAAATCCATTTTGCAGTAGCTGTTCCCAGCTGCTGTATGTAGCCAGTAACCGCTTCTTGGGTGCGGTTAGTGGCGCTTGCAATAGTAACTGTTACTGTGTCAGCGTCGGCTGCGGTAACAACTGCTGTAGAAGTAGAAGACTGATTAATGTTTGCTCCAACAACAGAATATTGAACAGTGTCGCCCACAAGTAAGTAGTGAGGAGTGGAAGTGTTAATGGTCAGCGTAGTGTTAGTGCTGATAGTTGCAGTAGCAGCCGCAATACGAGGACCATCGCCACTGTAGCCAGAACCAACAATTACTGGAGTGCCACCCATAGTTTGTAGGTGGTCCTTGTCTTTTTCGTGAAAAAGCATGTTTGAGTTACTTGAAAGAAGAGCAACTACGTCGCGAGTTGCGTGGATAATGCCTTGCTCGCCACCGTGAGAAGCAACAGCAATTGAGTGTTCTAGTAGAGCAAGTGCACGCTTTGGAGAAAGTGCAACTCCAGAATTTATAACGGTAGCAGTGTTACTAACTAAAGCTTTGTTGTCATGCCCCTGAGCAATTCTAATGTCGCCGTGCCATAGTTCACGCTCTATGGCTTTTTGTGTAACGCCTTCAAGTTGACGCTTTAAGCGTTCAATTCTGTCTAATCCTAGAAATCCTAGAGTAGAGCGTACTTCATCTAGCTCAATAAAGAATGGCTTAATTTCGTCATAGTAGTTTACAGTTGCGTTGTTTACTAAGACATAGCTACTGGTATCTGTGTCGTCCCAGTTAGTTAGGGTATCTACAGTAGTCTCGTATTCCTGGGAAAACCCACGAATCCAACGGTCTTCGTCTGCTGAGTTTTCAGGCTTTACTACAGCGAGTAGGCCAAAAGCGGAGGGCACAATTTTTCCTGCCTCTGCAACGCCATTCTTAGGAAGAGCCATCTGAAATCCTTAATTTAAAGTCTATGTGGTTGCTGTGTTAGGGGGCCCGTTGCCGAGCCCCCCTCCACTGCGTTTTTTAGTACTCGATTGCAGCTGCAGTTGCGCCACCAGTGGTGTCGCGGAGAGCAGCGGCTACACCGTTGACGTTGATAGTCGATGTAATCTTTAGAGCTTCGATACCAACAAAGGCAACGTTCTCGAAAGTTTCAACGAACATCTTGTAGTCGTTTGTGCCAACTAGAGAGCTGTCACGGATAATACCTAGGTCAAGAGTTCCACCGTCTAGGAAGAGGAATGAACCCTCTGCGAATAGGTACCAGACGAATGAGTCTGGGAACTCAAGAAGTGCCGCAGCGCTCTGTGAACCAAAGACAGTACCGTCTAGAGTAGGAGTCAAGGTTACGTTTACGTTAGCAAGGTAACCATTGATTTCTGACTCAGACACTGAAAGAGTACCGTCACCAGGCATGCTGAGGGTTAGGTCAGCAGACATAGCAGAGTAAATCCAAGCAGGGACAATAGCCTTTAGGTTGGTGTTAGGGTCGATGCGGTGACGGCTGCGGTAAGCAACAGCGGCACGACGAATCTGTACTAGGAAGTCACGACCGAAGCCAATAAGGCTTGTAGTTGTAACAGCTGTAGATGCGTTGCCAATCTTGCTTAGCAGGTTGTCTTCTGCCTCACGAGCGTGCTGAACAAGAGCTAGCTCGTTGTGGCGAGCAATTAGTTCTGGGTAAGCACGGGTCATTAGGTTACCGAACTGTAGCTGTAGAGTAACAGCGTCTGTTGAGACGGTGTTTTCAGCAGCAGCAGTTACTGTGTACGAAGCCTTGGTGTTAGCGTAAGGCAAAGTGTCAGTAGCGGCAGTCCAGATACCAACAGCAGCGTTGTAGGTGTCAGCTGCGAAACTCGGTGGAGTTACGAAGCGGATACCACCGCGGTCGGCCTGGAACTTAGGTAGAGCATCGCGCACTGGGCGGATGTTTGTAGAACCGATTGAATAGATGTCGTACTTAACCTCGAAAGGTGCTGCGTGACCACCAGAAGCAACAAGTGCCTCAGGGCCTACAACGCTGTTGATTTTCAGCTGGTTTGACTCTGCGTCGGTTGTCAGAGTGCGTGACTCTGGGTACGCGGTGGTTAGGGAAGCAACAATGTGCTGCTCTCCGTCTCCTCCGTTAACACGACGAAGCGAGTGGATACGCTTTTCCATAGCCTGAGCTACTTCGTTCATGTCGTTGATGGTTGAGCCAGCTGTGTAACCAGGAATGTCAGCACCTGCAGTGATTGCCACTGGAGCTGCCTCTGTAACCTGGATAACAGGCTGACGGTCTGCAGGGGCTGAGAAGCCCTCTTCTGCTGCGGCGGTCACGGGTGCCTGCCCTTCCTGAGCCTCTGGCTCAATTGTTGATGTTTCTAGGGTTGATGCTTCAGAACCTTCAACAGCCTCAACGACTGCTTCTGATACTTCTGCTGGAGCCTCTGCATTTGCAGGGATTCCATCTGTGGCCGAAAGCTCGGTGCCTTCTTCCTGAACGATTGATGCGGTCTCGGTTTCAGCAGAGTATTCAGAAGCAAGCTTCTTCTTCTCTTCTTCTTCTTCGACTGAAGCTTCTACAACCTCGTCTTCGACAACTTCCTCTACAGGAGCCTCTTCTACAGGGGCATCCTCCATTGGCATGTCGTCAGCTGGAGCTGCCTCTGCAGGCATCTCTTCTGCTGGTGGAGCATCGGCTGGAATTTCTTCCATTTCCATCTCCTCTGAATCGTTGGTCATAACCTCTCCGTTTTCCTCGGCGTCGTCTGAACCCTTAACACGTGCGGTGGCTTCTGCTGCTGCGGAAGCTAGCTCGGCAGCCAGCGCCTCACGGCGCGAAAGCTCACCACGTACTGTGTCAAGAGAGTCAGCTAGTGACGTCATGGCATCAACTGTCTCAGGAGTAGGCTCTTCGCCTTCGACTACTTCGAATTCACTTATGATTGCACTCTGAAGCTCGGCGACTTGTTCGTCACTTAGCTCCGCTAGCGCATCAAGCTGTGCATTGATGTGGTCCACTGTACCTCCTAGGCCAGTTTTGTTTACTGAATGCGGGTTCGCATTCATTGGTGAACAGTCAGGCCGAGGGACTACACACGCAACTTGGCGTGGAGGCACTCCACCTATACCTAATTTTACCTTACTTTTTAGGTAAGGAGTCGGAGCAACGTAGCCATCTCAGATGAAATCTCAGACTGAGAGAAAACGTCGGCTCCGGACTTGTAAGAACGCAGTTTTGCAGTTGCAATGTCTGCTTCCTTTTTACCAATCTTCCCCTCTACACGAGTAATCATGTCATCGACAAGATTCTTCAATGCAGGCGGAAGGTCGGAAAATCTAACTTTTTGTGCTTGGTTAGTAAATGGCAACGGTAGGTTGGAAATTACTTGTCCAAGGTCTTTCGCGGTAAGGCGAACATTCTCAAGTTTAGTTGCATCTAGCGCACCTGAGTCGAGGCGGTCGATAGTGCCAAGAAGGTCCTGAGCAGATTCAGCCGCTTGAGCATAGTTACCAGCAAACTCTAGGTTCTCGGTCTCTTCTACTTTCTTCAAAGCATCTTGCAAACCAGCAACACCTAGGTCCTGCTTTAGACGAGCAAGAACCTTACGGAACTTACCAGCAGCATCACGTGGCTGTGTCTTGCCAGGGATGTACTTTGCACTACGTCCGCCTGGACCAAACTTGTCAACAACAGTGGTCTCGCCTCGCTTGCTTGCTTCAATCTCAGCCTGAACCTGTTCACGCTCTAAGTCAGCAGCCTTCTTGGCATCTTCAAGTTTTTGTAGGTCAGTGTCGCTAATCTCAACTGGAACAGGGATAGCTGCAGTAAGGGACTCAATCTTTGAACGCATGTTAGATAGAGCTGAATAAGCTTCACTTGAAGAAGCAGTCTTCCACTCTTCTGGAATCATGTGACGAACCTTGAGAGCGCTTGCACGCTTGGCTATGTGCTTACGAACCTTAGCACGGTCAGATTCTTTTGAACGTCCATATGCCTGAATAGCATTCTTTAGGTCATCAACATTGCTGATTGGGTATGAACCATCTGGAAGGGCTTTACCTTCTTTAGCAAGCTTCTGACGCTCGTCGCGAGAAATGTAGCCAAACTCGGAGTCAATCTTCTTTGCAGAAACTCTCTCACGGATGTTTAGGTCTTCAACGCTAGAGCTTAGAGCACCAAGTGCATCAGCCTTAGCAGTCAGCTTGCTTGCTGCATCGAAACGCATCATAGCCATTTCGTAAGCACCAGCAGCTACAAGAGCCATAACAGAGCCAGATGCCACAAGAGCACGAGCGATTGGGAATCCAGGAACGTTTACCTGACATACAGCGACGAGCTCAAGTGAGCCGCCAACTGGACGCCAGTCACCTGAAGGAGCAGAAGCACGAAGTGCACGAATCTGAGCCTCAGTTGCTTCTGGGCGTAGCGAACCAGCTACCCAGATGCCGTGGCGGTCTTCACCTGCGTGAACATCTGCAATAGCAGAAGCCGTGTCGTCGTAGTGCTTAGCTGCCTGAGCGGCACTTGCATGAAGTGATGCGTGACCGCCAGCAAGAGTTAGCTGACCAACTGGAACATCCTTACCACCGTCTGTGCGTACAACGCCAGTGTGGAAGTATGCGTAGTTGCTACGGCTGCGAGGTGGCTTAGTGCTGTTTGGCAGACCTATGTGGTTTACGTGCCATGCAGCAACGTGACCATAGATGCGGCCATCTTCAGTAATAGTTAGTGGGGTTGGCTTGCTTAGAGATGGGTCAGCAAACCAATCGGTTGGTGGTACAGTCGGGATTGGTGCACTAAGGAACCCAGATGCAACTAGCGATGCTCCTGGCTCTTGGGCTTCAATCGACTCTTCGTAGATTCCATCTTTAGGAATCATGTCATCCTCCTGGTCCTCGTTTTCTATAAGCATGATTAAACACTCTTGAAAAGCGGGCTTGGGTACAATTGTAACAGCCATAACACGGGCGTGATTTATGGTAATTTTGTTCTTTCCAAGTTCGTCGCCAAGCTCATCTGCGGAACCTTCCGCCTTTGACTCTTTTGCTTGGAACTTGTCGAGGTCAGCAGATACGCCACGGAGGAATCCGTTACGAACTAGACGCTCGGCTTCTCTACCGTGAGGGCCATTGTCAAATACACCACGTGCATTTCCAATTCCGCCTTCGATTCTCTCCATGTAGTCGATACGGCCTACGACTACTGAACCTGAGTGGCCTTCGCCAGTCTTGTACTGCCATAAAAGAGGTAGAGGTAGTTCTCTAATCTCTACTGATTCTTTCTTAAACTTACGTCCGTCTCCCGACTCGTGGTCTTCTGGTAGAACCAGCGGGATAGAGAACTCTGAACCATATTTAGGCTCAGCGGTGGTAGCAGCGGCTGTCAAAGACATACGTGAGCGAGCAACTTCAATCTGAGCATTTAGGAATGCCTGCTCTATGACTCGGTTTGAGAATACATCGTCCATCGAGTTTTCATTGCCTGGGTTGAAACGGCTGCCAGTGTAGACACCAGTAGCTTCCTTGTGACGAAGTTGGCAGTAGCCTTTCGCACGAGGACCCATATACTTTGAAAGTTGACGAACGCAGCGAGTCCAGTCGCCTGGAGTTCCCCAGCGAATCTTTGCAGCACCCTTGCCCTTGGTCCAGTAGCGGCGTAGCTCTTCAGCGTTGCCACGGTTACGGTCCATACCGCCAGCTGCCTGAATAGAGAACTCTTCTAAAAGACCCTCTGCCTCAAGCATCGCATACTCTTCGTTAGATAGAAGAGAGAAGTAGTCTTCCTCATCTGTAACATAGTCGTCTGCACCAGTAAACACTGAAGCTACTAGAGAGTCAACAAGAGTAGCCTCTTGCGCTTCTTCTCTTTCTAGAATCTCATCTAGGTCGGTAAGGCGGAATACAGGAATGAGACCAGAAGCTGTGACAGCTGGGCTAGCCTTGTCAACTTGCTGTAGAACTCCATCAAGAACAGTTGCATCAAGAGGAACTACAGGTGGTGGAGTGGCAGACTTCAGGTCACGAAGAATTTGCTCGTCCTTAACCCACTGACCTTCAACACGCTTAAATGTCATAGGGTTTGTGGACTCGGCGTTCTCTGGGGTGAGAGCAACAACCTGCATAACTGCAGCCGGGTCATCAGGAGATACAATCGCCATGTATAGTGGCGGAACATCTGATGTAGCCGGGGTAGCCTCGGGTACGCCCTTTGGTTTAGGGGCTACCTTTGATGCTTCTGCCATCTGAGTACCTTCTTTAAAATTCACTAGTATTAGTATACTTTGGACTGGTTAGTGCTATTTAGCCCTGGCTACGCTTACGAGTTCCTGATTTGCCACGTTTTACTAACTTCTGCTCTGCAGCTGGTTTAAATACCTGTTGCTTGACAGTTGTGCGGGCCTTCAAACCTTCAAGTGCTTCTCTAATAGGGTTCTTCTCAGGCTGCTTAGCTGGAGCCGACTTCTGAGGCTTCTTAGCAGGTGCTGGCTTCTGTAGAGATTTAGGAACTCCTGGCTTTACTGGATTCAAGAAAGGCTTAGGAGCTGCCTTCGGCTGAGCAGCTTTCTTAGCCTGGCCCACCTCTTTGGCATCGGCATTTGCCTTGGCTGACTTTTGAGCTTTATCTTTAGCAATGCCAGCTTTCTTACCTTGACCAATTTCTTTAGCGTCGGAGTTACGCTTAGCATTGTCGGCTTTAACCTTGGCAGCAGCCTTAAGCTTTGCAGTACCAATCTCTTTAGCATCAGCGTTTAGCTTCTGAGAAGGAGTTAGCTTAGGAGTGTTCTTCTTTACGCCTGGAAGATTAACGCGCTCGCCAGAGTAAATAAGGCTAGGGTTGCCGGACTTGAAGTTTTCCTTCGGGTTAGCTTTCATAACCTTTGCCCAGTAAGCTGCAGTGCTCTCGCTAGAAGGTTTGTTCTTGTCAGCGATAGACCAAAGACTGTCGCCCTTCTTTACAACGTAGCGACCCTTGTCGTCTAGTGAAGACTGCTGAGCTTTATCCTTAGCAATGCCCTGCATAATTCCTTGACCATACGCTTTAGCATCGTCATTACGCTTCTTGGCAATTCCGGCTTTCTTTCCTTCACCAAAAGCTTTAGCGTCCGCATTACGTTTAGCGTTGTCAGCTTTAACTTTGTCTACACCAGACTTAATACCTTGGCCATAAGCTTTAGCGTCCGCATTACGTTTAGCGTTTGCTGCTGACTTTGCTTTAGCTTGTCCAGACATGATGCCCTGACCATAAGCCTTGGCATCTGCGTTACGCTTGTCACTTGCTGCCTTAACTTTTGCAGCGGCCTTCAATTTAGCTGTACCAATTTCTTTAGCATCAGCATTCATCTTTGCGCTCTTCTGAGCCTTGTCCTTAGCGATGCCGGCTTTTTTACCTTCGCCAAATGCTTTGGCGTCAGCATTGCGTTTAGCGGCATCAGCTTTAGCCTTAGCCTGACCAGACATAATTCCTTGGCCGTATGCCTTAGCATCAGCATTACGCTTTGCAGCTTTCTGGGCCTTGTCTTGAGCAATACCCTTCATAATTCCTTGACCATAGGCCTTGGCATCGGCATTGCGCTTTTGAGCAGGAGTCATAACAGGCTTAGGCTTACCTACACCTGGCAGAGTTACACGCTCACCTGAATAGATTAGGTTAGGGTTTCCAGACTTTAGCTTGTCTTTGTTTGCGTCAACAACCTTATTCCAGTACTGAGCTGTGGTCTGACCTTTAGGCTTGTTCTTGTCTGAAATAGACCATAGGTTGTCGCCCTTCTGAACGACATAACGGCCTTTGTCATCAAACTTAGATGGAGCCGAAGGAGCTGGCTTTGCTGGCTTTGCACCACCACGACCGGTACCATTCCCAGTAGGGGCATACATTCCTGGCTTTGCACCACCACGACCTGAGCCATTACCGCTACCTGGGTTTACTGTAGAGCCAGACTTTCTACCAGACAAAGGACCTGTTAAGCCGCGACCACCAGTAGATGTTGGAGTCTTTCTTCCCGAAAGTGGGGCAAGAAGTTTGCCGCCAGTACTGCCAGCATTTCTATTACCAGAGAGCGGACCAGTAGGACGCCCTGCTGCTGGCTTAGGAGCCGTGCCACCGCCAAACGTGCGAGGTGCGTAGGCAGTGCGGTCTTTCAAACCTTGTAGAGTTTGTGTAGCTTTGTTCTGCTGAACTAGCTTTCCATCTTTGAAAGTGGTAATTGGTGTACGGCTTGTTGTAGAAGATGGACGAACTTTTTGTCCAGTCTCTTTAGCGTACTGACGAGCATCTGCTTCGTTAGTAGGGGTAAAGGATTCACGCTGCTTCTGAACATAGGAAGGCCAGTCGTTAAGAAGGCTTTGCATGTCCTGCTGAGTCATCGGAGGAAGAGTTCCTTTTAGCTGAGCACTAGGCATGTTAGCAGGTGTTCTAGGCTCACCAAGAATTCCAGAAGTATCTAGAGGTGCACCGTACTCAACTGGAGCAGCTGGTGCCTTAAACTGGTCTTCAGGGGTGCTGTACTTAGCAGGAACATCAATGGTTTGACCATCGCTGTCTTTCTTAAAGAGAATGTTTCCAGGGGTCTTACTTCTACCCATGATTGTTCCAGCACCAGTCGCTGGGTTGTTTCCAACTACAGCACGACCACCAGACTTAGCAAATTTACCAGTAGCGTCACGAGGAGCAGAGCTAGCAATGCTTGAACGCTCTGCAGCAGTGTACTGACCATCGCCAGCCTTAACTGCGCCAGTAGGCTTTGCACCTTTGCCACCAGACATAGATTCACCAGCAGCTGTCAACGCATAGTCAATCATTTGCATATCTTCGTCAACAAGACCGTTTGCCATGAGGTTAGCCTCATAGGCATCTATGTCTTCAAGAGATACCCTATTGAATGGGTTTTCCTGCATGCGCCCAGAGATAGCAATTGCTGACTCCGGGTCAATTATAAAGTGGTCTTTTTCGCAGTGGTCATACGGGTCATCTAGAGCACGGTCATAGGTCCAAACGTCGCCATCAACGTGACCTAGGTCATCCCAGCCTTTGCCGTCCCAGACGCAAACCTTACCGTCATAGTCGACCTTATATAGTCGGTCAATACCAGAACCGTCTAGGCGAACACGAGCCATAAACTCTGGACCATATTCTGGTTCAAGTTCGTGAGCCATCTTGAAAGCGTCCATGCTTGAGTCATAATCATGTGCTGTTTTATAAGTCTCTACGCTGTCGTGATATCCAGGAAGTGCGTAGCCACCAGCAGTAAGAGCTTTCTTGTTCTCACGCTCAACGATTGCCTTAGCCCAACGCCAAGCGGTGTCACCGCCCCACAAGGCCCACGCGATTCGTCCGTTTGAAGGGAAGCCATCTTGGCCAGGCTTGTAACCCTTGCCTTTTTTGTCTACTTCGTGACGGGCAAAGTACTTAGATATGTGACGTACTTTTTCAATGCCAATCTGGCCGCCCTTAGCAAGAGTGCGAGCAGTATTCAGACCTACAGGAGTTCCACCACGCTTGTGCTCTTTGCGCCATTCAAGGGCTTTCTTGGCTTCTGCTTTTGCACCGTCTGGAATCGTGTACATACGTCCAGCGGCAGCAGTTATGACTTTGATGTCGAGAGTAGTAACGGCACCAGCTGCAAGTTCTATGACTGAATTAGGCATGACCTCGTCGGTGCTTTGCCATTCGCGCGTGGCAGATAGCACAGAGTGTTCACCGACACCAACAACCAAGTTGAGGGAGGTGTTAACTACAGCAGCATCCGAACCATTGCTGAATAAAGCTAGTTCGCCACTGCGACCAACGAAATTTACCATTTTTAGCCTTTAGTTATTAGTCGAGACCTAGTTCTGGATTACGTCCAGTTTCGTCGTGAGCCAAGTCAGCATACTTCTTGACCATGTCTTCGGTGATTTCTCCCTCGTCAAATGCCTTGACTAGCGGGTGGATGTAATCAAACTCGTCGTCTTCTTCATTGGTAGGAATTTCGTCTTCCTGACCTTTTTCAAAATCTACAGAGTAAGCAACATAGCTACTCTCAAAGTCTTCCATGTTCGGGTCGGTGTCTCTGGTCACAGGTTCCCAGTCGCCGTCATCGCGAGCTAGTGCTCCCAAACCGCCGTACAGGTACATACCCTTTACTTCTCGTGTATCCGGGTCAACGTATACATACATATCGATAGCGTAATTAGCCATTATTTTCCTTCAAGTTAGGTTCGGACGACGTATGCTCTAGAATAAAGTTTAGCATACTTAGTCCTTTTGGTCTTGGTTCTCGTCTTCATCGAAGCCGACTTTGTTCTCATATCTCCAGTCTAGCAATTTTGTGGCTATTGGATGAATAAAGTACAGCTCGGATAGCTTTTCATTAGTGAAGTCGTTTAAATCTACAACACTCTCGTACGAGTCCTTAGGGTCAACAGTGTCAACAATTAGAACATCTTTAGTGTCAAAAGGCGGCTGCGGGTATTTACTCATTATCTAATCCTATCAGTTATTCTGCTGGGACTTCAAGAGTCCTTTAGTTTTTAGAATATCCATGAATGCGTTAGAAACAGGCTCGCCTCGCATGTACTTAGCAAAGAGTTCAGCGAACTTCTCCTTTGAGTTCTTTCTACCGTATTGGCTAGGAGAGCCGATAGAGCCAAACCCACTAGAATCACTTAAAGTACTGTGTCTACCGTCAACTACGTGGCCAATTTCGTGTTTCATGGTGTGGTCCCATGTATCCATTGTGTTTTTGTTAATCTTAGAAGACCACCAGTCCATTGGGGTACCATCTACCTGGCCTCTGCCCCTATCAGTGTCAGATTGAGAGTCTCTGACTCTATCAGCAAATACTGTAACTCCAATCAAAGGGTTTGCATAAGCGAGTGCGTTACGGTCAGTGCCGTGAACCTCAGTGATTGCAGTTAACTCTCTACCGGAAGATGTTATGAATATATCCATACCTTTATCCTTTAGAATGTCACCTGCAGCTATAGAGCCTGCCGTACCTGGAAGGTGTAGCTTTCCACCAGCATTCATAACGCTATCAAGTGCAGCGTTGATTTCCTCATCAGTAGCGTATCGTTTACCGTTACCGGCAGTAGTTTGGCTATTGATAGTAAGTGTTCCGGCATAGACTCCGGACGAGTCTTTAAGCTGTACGGTACCAAGAGTCATAAAGTCTCGCACCTCTCGTATAGCACTAGCGCGGCTTAATAGCTTCACAATGTGAACTGATACTCCAGGTCTCATACCAGACTTAGGTATACCGTTTTCGTCAAGCAAAGAGCCTTCTCCAGAAACCAGTTTTTCTTCAAACGACTGAACTTCCCAGTTTGGAGCTAAGTCCTTGATTGGGTTGTCCTTGTTGATTTCGTCCATTTTTTTAGCTGTTTTTAAGGTATCTCCCCAGTTTGGTGCATTCTTGCGATTTACCTTAGGAGAAAACTTCTTTACCTGTGTACCAGGTATTCCAGCAACAAGAGACCTAGCTGGTTTGATAGCAGCATTTATAAGTTTTAGCTCTGATACTGAGAGAAGACTATCGGCTGTAAGCTCCCAATCCTTCTTCATGTCACCAGGAATGATGAAATCTTCGTGAGCACGCTGAATCATGTAAGCTCTGTGATTCAGGAAGATTTGTAGAGATTCTTTATACTTTTTATTGGTCTCTGCACTTGGGTTAGCACGTAGCGCTGCTGCATCCGCATTCACATTGTCAGCAGCCTGGCTAAGCGACATGACGTCTCCAGGGGTTATTGCCAATCCATAGGTGTCTACAAATGGAGCTAAGGCTTCATCCACTGCATCAGTAGTAGGTGAGGAGGCAGCTGCTTTTCGCAAGTAAGAAGTATCTACTTCAACGTCGTCAAAGTCTGAGTCAGACTCTTCAGAAACCAGCCTGACTTGCTTTGGACCGCCATCTTCGTCTAGGTCAAAGCCCCTAAACATAGCATTTTTCTCATCTAGATTCGGACTAGTTGCATCAGAAGAGGTTTCAGAAATTTTTTCTACATGAGCCTTGGCTCTAGCTAAAGTGTTGAAATATGTAGTGCCGATACCGTCGGAGCTACCGTCCACTCGTCTAAGGTCGTAGCGGTAACTAGAGGATTTACCCTTCTTCACACCGAAGATTGCTTTTCTAGTAATTAAATACCCGTTAGAGCTGGTATAAGTTACTGTGTTACCTATAGGACTACTAAACATCTTCCAAGTGATTGGCTTAGAGTCTGGCTGACCGTCAAGTTCAACCGAAGCACCGTCAAAGTCCGGGTCGGACTCCATAGAGCTTTTCTCGTCAAGACTCGGGCCAGTGGCCTCTGAGGATGCCTCGGCATCCCGAGACGTTGGCTCAGAAGCCTCTACGCTTTTGGGCCGCGGAACTCTCCTAGAGGTAGACGAACCTGAACTTCTTCGCCATCAGCATTCTCAAAGATAACAGCGAAACCAGGGTTACCGCTCTTGCCGACAATAGGAATCTTCTCGATGATTGGACCTAGAGGGTCACCATCTTTGCTGAAGAGAGTGTCTCCAGCAAATAGGTCTTCAATCTTGCCGCCAGTAGTGTTTGCATTGTCTGCCATCTCAGCTTCTTCAGCTCTAACATCATCTAGGAATCTTAGAACGCCAGTGCTTCTAGCTGCAGTCGCTGCTAGAATTTCTTTACGACGACGGCGCATCTCAGGACCAGTAACGTTAGGAATGTACTTCTCCGCAACGGCCTTAGCTTGCTGTTTTGGAGGCACCGGGAACATGTTCTGTGAAGTAAGGTCAGATACTATTTGGCCATCAGCAAACTCTAGAGTGACATTGTCGTAGTACTCAGTGCCAGCTTCGTTCAATGAAGGCTTGTCTAGGCTAACAACTCTAGCGCGAGACCTCTCACCAAAGTTGTTTTCGTAGTCAACCCAAAGTCCTGGCTCAAGCTTCCTTGTTTCGCGAGAAACAAACGGAACTTCTCTACCAGTAGGGTCAACAAGTTCACCGCGGCGAACTACATGTCTGTCAACGTACTGAGCCAGAATACGACGCTCGGTAGAAGATAGTTCCGGCATTTCACGCTCTAGGTAGTCACGGATTGCTTTACGCATTTCCGCTCTCTGAGTTGGGTGAACAGGAGTGTGCCCAATAGCCGCACGGACACGCTGGAAGAAGGTCTCTCTATCTCCCTGACGAAGGGCTTCAGCAGCAGAAGGAACTGCACTCTTACGCTTTGTTAGGTAAGCCTTACGGTTACCACCAATGCTGGTGTTGATTTCTTCAGCAAAACCAGACAGGTACTTGTCCCAAACCTGACCCTGAGATAGCAGGCGGCCTTGACGGACAAAGTACTCTGCACGCTGACGGTAGTCAGTTAGTCCAGCGGTGCTGTATCCACGAGTAGCAGTTCTACGGTCAGTTCCAGGCTTCTTACCCTGAACGATGTCGATAAGAGCTTGAATACCATTTGTCTTACCGTGCAGACCCATGTAGGAGTCCCGCTCGTCGTGGTGGATTAGGTGCTCTACCTCGCCAGTCTCTGGGTTGGTGAATCGTATTGAAAGACCGATTTTTCCACCAGTGTTCATGTGGACAAGGACTTCAAACATCTGCTCTGAGCCGTCTGGGCCCTTATACATTTCACGGTGAACAACAACGTTACCCATGTTGTCAAGCTTGGCATCAGGGTAGTCTGCACGCAGTGCGGCAAGAATAGCGTCGGTATCCTGTAGAGGAATTGGACGACCCTTCTTGTCTGTCAGAACATTGCCATTGAGGTCCTTAGCAAATACCGGGTTGCCATCTGCATCGATAGCATTTTCCAGCTTTCTCTTGCGCATTGCTGCAATTTCTGCATCAGTCTTATTGTCGCCCTTGATTGGCTTACCATTGTCGTCAGGAGTGCCAATAGGCTTGACTTTAGGTCCCTTAGTACGAGGCTTTGGAGGCTTTGGAGACTTAGGAGCCGGAGCAGGGGTCTTGTACTGAGTAGGGGTGCTCGGAGTTGTAGGAGCAGAAGTTGCGCCAGGAGTTGTAGGAGCAGCTGGAGTAGCAACGTTGTCGTCAGGGCGAATCTCCGAGCCATCGTTTTTTACGAATGGAATTGGAGCAGTTCCTGCACGCTGTGCTTTACGAATCTCTTCATCAACACGCTCTGCTTCACCTGGAAGCGGTTTCTCGTTAGAGTCACCCTTCATAAAGAAGCGTTTCTGGTAATCGCTAATCTTGTTTCGAAGAGCTTCGAGCTCTTCTAGAGAAACATCTTCACCAGCATCTAGACGATTGTTCATTTCTGCAACTTCAGACTCAAGAGTCGGGTCCACACGGAATGACATGTCCTTGCGGTTTCTAATCGCAAAAGCAGCACTAGCCTTTTCGTTTCTTAGCTTTCTTTCTTCTTTTGAAGAACCACGGATGCCAGCTTCTTCTAGCATCTTCATAGCCTTCTGCTCAGCCTTACGAGCATCCATACGCTGGTCGTCAGTGCCGCTTAGGCGGCCTAGCTTAGTAGTAAGTGCTTCGACAAGCTTCTCGGCTTTTTCATCGTTGCTTAGGCTAGGGTCGTTTAGGACGTCAAGTGCAGACTGAAGACGCTCTGGGTTGTTAGCAGCTTCAAGAATGTTCTTTAGGTTCTCGATACCCTCGTCTGTGCGTGGGTCGTTCATAGCTGCTGCCTTATCAGCTGCAGCCTTCTCGTCAGCGGCTTTCTTCTCAGCCTTGACGCGAGCTGCTTCAGCCTTCTTGGCGTCTTTCTCTGCCTGCTTCTGAGCATTAACGTTAGGGTTTCTGTCAACTAGGTTTACTGGACCAAGCTCTTGGAAGCCCTCGTCCTTACCGTCTAGGCTTAGGCGAGCTTCAGTCTTGCCGCCCTTCTTACGGGTCTGAGTGACTTCACTTC